ACTTTTTGTTTTTCTTCCATTTTTTTGTTCCCCCTCTTTGGCGATGCGGATTAATGCATCGAAACATCTCTTATTATCGTCATTTTTCCCATGACGATTTTATACGTCCATTCGGGCGTATAAATAAATACATCGTACTTAGCGTGCATGACTTTCGGATTCGCTTGAAGGCTTACCGATGACGGGATCCGAACCTCGGCCGTGTTCCCGTTCATTCGGCAGTCGCCTTGCATAATCAGAACCCCGTTCATCGCTCGGACCTTCATTACAACACTGGCGGCAGAGTAGTCGCCGTTCTCTGCCGGGATAACGTAATTCCTAGCCCAGTCCGACCCGATATGTAATTCGTCGTCGAAATGTATCATCGCTATACCCTTTCGTATTTAATGCCGATAATGTCAATAATAGACGAGTTTTGGATGCTAATTGCAAACATTGTGTTGGTTGACGGAACCCCTGACGAACCCATATCTGACGTTTGTACCTTTGAATTGATACGCCAAAATCGATTATCCTCCGAAATCAGCACAACAGGACCGGGCGTACTCATTACATAATCCAATGCATAAACCTTGTGTTCTGCAATATATTTTTCGTGTCCTTCGTCATACGAACCGATAACCAAAATAGTATCGAACGTCGTAAAGTCTTCCGATAAGTAAATATCGCCACGGTGAAAATCATAATTAACCGCATCACCACTGTATGCCGTGATTCCCGTATTAGCGTTATTCACTGTCCGCACGTCAACCCCGTTATTAAGGCTTTTCATGTGTTCCCAGTCGATAATTGACTTCATAACTAACGGCTTTTTGTGGCCGCCTACAATATCAATAACGTTCGATTTAAACGCCATAAAATCGGCTTTGTCAGCCTTCTTATCGAATTGTTTCTTGTGTGCGTCCGTGGCTTCGTCGTGCGTTTTTATTTCCTGTCGCACTTCGTCGGCCGATAATCCTTCGGTAACCGTGCCGTCAACGGTTACGTTTTCGGCATTAGAATAGCCGAACGCCACTGTAAGCGTGTGACGTGTTTCGCCGTTCGCCCCCATAACGGGAAGGGTAGCCGGAGTATCGTCTGTCATGGCCGAAAATAGTACCAGTTGTGCATCGGCGTTTCGCACGTAAAAGCCAATTTCACGCAGTGTAATCGCATCTTGAGTGCCTCGGTTCGACACTCTAAACCGTATCTTGCAATCGACCCCGTCTTGAATAACACTGATAATATCGGCTTTTATCTTCTTATGACCCAGATCTGTTGCCTGTTCAATATCACTAACGGACCCATCGCCGAACCATATTTCCTCGATTTTTAACTTCATTTTATTGGCCAATAACTCGGCGTGAATCCTTTTCCCGGCATTGGTCAGTTTTGCTTCGCTCCACATATTTTTCGCTCCTTTCTATCCCTTACACGGTTTCGAGTGCCAAGCGGCCGCCGTAATAAACCCGTTCCCGGATTTCGTTCATTCGGTTAATTGATATATCCTCGTTCACGCTTTCAGCCACGACACGACCGCCGAAGTAAATCGTTTCCGTACTCGATTGTTCGCTTTGTGACTTCATGATTAAGTTTTTCGGAATGATAGGCTCGGCCCAGTCGTAGATCTCTTGCACTCGATTGGCCACATCTCTCGATAACGTAAACCATATTTCATACTTATCGCCGTTGATTTCGGGTAACACATTCCCGATGCCGAATTGGTCGTCCAAGAGTTCTTGCAGCTTTTTAAGCGTGTACGGCCTACTTCCTCCGAGCAGTGTCATGATGCGGTCACGCCGTACCTCGACCGTATCATTGACTCCGGGTAGAACGTCGAAAATCGCTTCCCACTGCTCCAACCCGTAGCCTGTGGCGGTGCTTATGTACTGGTTGATGAAAATATCGCACATCGCATTCCATAACGCCCTAAATTCGGGATTTTCAATTCGCATAATTTCTTGAACGTCGAGGCTGTCACGACTTACCGGCGTAAGGTATCTTGATATATCAATATCACGTTCCAAATTCACGCTATGCACCTACTTTCGTGAGTTCGAGCGTTCCCAGTACCGGAACAGCTTCTGCACCCACGCCCGTATTCTCTTCCAGGCCTCTGACCTTAACGCTTGTTACGTCGACAACTCCGGGAATGTTCAATAAGGACATCAGTATATAAGCCGGTCTGACGGTCGTTCCCTCCGTGTCGGACTTCTTGCCCCATGCGGCCCGCTCTTTGGCGAAATATTCTTTAATGGCCTTTTCTGCGACGGGCTTTACATCTTCTATACTGACCCCTTTTCCGAGTATCACGGATGCGGATACCGGAATAGGTGTTTCCGTCACCGCTTTAACTGTGACTGTATGTCCAATCGGAGCAAGCCCGTATCCCTTTCCTTGCGGAGTCGGATCCATGACTTCTTGAACTTCCTTGACGAGCCCCTCGTCGGGTGCTTCGTACTCGGTATTAATAATTACGAGCTTAACCGTACCGCCGCCATTCCAACAGCGGAACACCTTCACGCCGCCAACGCCAGGGATTGCAAGCGTCTTTTCTTTATAGTCTGCTCCGTTCCCTCCGTAGGCTTTCGACTTCAAGGCCTCGAAATACCGTTCCCTGAACGTTTCCGTGTCTTCTTCATCTTCGCCAGGCGTAATGACTTTTACGATTTTGGCACTCGTTAACCCGTTGACGGGAATAATCGGCGTAATATCTCCGATTGTTGTGTTACCGCCTCGGCCAAGCTGTTCGCATTTCATCTTGTACGTATGTGCATCGTCATCGACAAGCTCCGTTACAATGAAGTTGTAATTACCGGAGTTGAACCGGGTATATAGCGGCACCGGGATGTCGAATTGACCAAGCACCTCGGCCGGTGTAGCTGCTTCCGGATAAATATTAAACTCTGCGGCTCGGAGCGTTAAAAACTCCCTGTCCGCTGTCGTGGCGAACGTCTGCCGGAGTATGACCCTGGCCATAATATATGCCTCGGCCAACTCCAGTGCGGCCGGTGCTGTCGCATCGTAAATAATCGACCCCTCTCGTTTATCGAAAGTAGATCTGACTCGGGCTAACATCCTTTTTTCGATTTTATCGAAGGTCATGTTTTCATACATTTAAACGCTCACCCCCTTTGTGATATTCTCGAGCGTTCCGAATATCGTTTCCACGTTGAACCTTGCAAATACATCTCCGTCGTCATGGCTAAACTCGAATCCCGTAACGGATATGATTCTGTCGTCGGCTTCAAGTGCTTCCGTGATGCGACGTTGCAACTCGGCGTAAACATACGGTATCGGTTGTCCGAATAGGTCTTCCAATTCGATGCCGTAATTCCACGAGTAAATCGGATACCGGTATCGTTCTGTACTTAATATCTTGAATACGGCTAACTTCATGGCCTTTAGTCCGTCTGTAAAGCCGTTTATTTGCCCGTCGGCCTCGAACTCAACGTTATACGTATATGAAGGCTGACGGGTCTGTATAATTTCCGGCGAACCTTGCGTTGCCGAAGTCGGTAATAATTCATTCGCTATTTTGTTGTGCACCCCCTGTCGGGATTGTACCAACGGTCAAGGGCGATATACCTTTGGCCGCCACTTTCACGCAATAAAATGACTTTGTCACTAAGGACAAGGCCGTTATGAACCAAGAATTTTTTGCGTCCTACATACCCATGATGATGCGGAGCATAAGCGGCATCACCACTGCCTCCGCTTGCGTCTTCCGTGATATGGTCAACGCTCATCTCTATGGTATGTTCGCATGTGTTCTTCGTCAGTAATATATTCGATTCCGGGATTGTAATTTTTTGGTCGACGGTAATCGCTAACGGATCCACGCCTGTAACTTCTCCGACGAGTATGTCTGACATATCCAAGTCGGAAAGCGTATTAACGACGATACCTTTCATCGCATCTACAATGCGATTGTAATCGTTATGCATTTACGTTACCCCCATTCGTATAACCTTCGACGGTAACTCACCGTTATGCCAAGCATAAGCTGCATCACCGTAATGCATGGCGTATCCTTGACTCGACGAATTGCCGAAACAACCGCCTGCACCGTCCGCAATAACGACATGGTCATCATCTCCGTATATCAATAAATCGCCTTTATTGGCGTACCCGTTGAAAGGCTCCGTAATGTAGCCCTTCGCTTCCAAATTTCCTCGAAGGGTCGGTACGGATGCGGTACCTTTGTTATATTCATCCGCAAGGTCCTTGTTATACCACGAACCGGCTGCACACACCCTATCAGCACATCCGACAGAACCATACGGACTGACACTGCCGTCGTTCATGGAAAATGCTGTATCAACCTGTGCCGCTGTACCGCTTCCCGTGGCCATACCTCCGATACCCATATGCCGTGCCTCCGACTTCTTTTGTGCTGCCTGTATCTTCTTTACGGCTTCCGCATCTTCATTCTTCGTGACTTCCGTCTTGCGTTCTTCTTCGTAAGTCACGAACAAATCGAGGTCCATTAAATGCACCCCGGTCTTGAACGTGTGCGTGACCGATTCAACCATCATGTACTGATTGATATTTACATCGCCGAAGTTCTTGTTGATATACAACAGTGAGCCGCCACGGATCCGAATATCTCCGATAACGCCTTTTAATCGTATATCTCGGGTCTTTCTGTTCTTTAGCTTTAACATGTTCGCCGCTCGCTTAACGGCATCGACATCTTTTGCATCGGGAACCAACACGCATTGAAGGCGGCCCCATTCCTCGATATGTTCCTTGTCCATTTCGACGTATGTATTCTTTAAGACCTTCTGTTCGCCGTCGGGAACAGTACGATAAACCATTATCACGTCGTATGTGTCCTTGTCGATAGAAGTCTTATAATCGACATCCGTCATGCAGTCATCATCGATATATATATCGGTCTTCATTCCTTCGGTGACCGATTTCAACATCAACTGACCGCCGTCGTCGTACAGTTGGTAATATTTTTGAGTCTGTATGGTCGTGAGGTCCAAGGCCCTTTGAATAATATCGGCGAGGGTCTTATCCTTCTCAATGCGTTGCGGTTTCGCCGGGAATTTGTAAACCGTGTTGTCGATTTCCCCGACTTTCAATTCGAAGTCCTCTGCAATGTTCTTAATAAGGTCCGTGGCCGTAATATCGCCATACACGTAACAATCCTTGTTCTTTAAGTACCGCAACTGGTCGTAAGCCGTCACGGAGATAATCGCCGACTTGTCCCGGCTCTTCTCGAATACCGTTCCCACGAACACCAATTCGCCGTTTACTTTAAACTCAATGTGATTGCCCTCCGTGAAGTCCAATATGTCATCTTTCGGGATTTTCAGCGTGAGTTTTGCCGGCTCACAATCAATGCCCCTGGTCAGTTGCACATCGTCCAGTACATCGCATAAAAACGTCTTGTCCTTGTTCGTAATGACGCATTGGTACTCCAAAGGTACGGGCATCGGGTACTTTGTGAGTA